AATTTTAAAAGTGATCATTAGGCGCTAGCAAGAGCCTTCAACTGAGAGAGATACTGCTTAGAGAGTTGTTGACGTTTACGGCAATCAACAGAAGCCAAGGCTTTTGGCTCTTCGTAGCGATACTTGGAAATCACATTGAGCAAGTCATTGATGTCCGCAACCGTAGGCCACGGCTTGATTGGTGTTGGATTCCAGGAACTGATGATTTTGGAAATCGCTTCCGCAAAATCTTCTTGAGCAATCATCGACTTACTGCAAAAGGCTTGAACCCAGAGTTGGTGCAATCCTTCCGGTATGGGTCTGTTCAAATTCATCGAAACCATTGCCAAAGCCTGAATCACCTGTTTCTCCGTGACGTTCTGCATAATCCTCCAACATGCGTTTGACTGATTGCTCTTGTGCGGTAAGTCTTCGAGGTTGTTCCTGCGGCTTGCCTCGGATTGGCACAATTGGTGGTTCTTGGTGCTGCTGAATCAAGTCTGCGACTAGAAAGCGTTCAGCGTCTTTGGTGAAGCTGTCTCCGCATTCTGCCAAGTAGTGATTCGTGGCAATCTCAATCTCAGCAACGCTGAAGTTTGCCAACAGCCTTTTGAAGTGTTCCTTGGCTTTTGCCTTCCTGCCTGGATTCCTCGTCACCTTCATCCGCCAATCACTCCACCAGCTTTCAAAAGCTGGATCTATTTCTTTATTTTTTTCTTTATATTTAATTTCATCCTTATTTCTTTTATTTATATAGTTGTCCACATGGCTACTTGTGGACATCTGGACATCTGGTTTTTCAGGTTCATTTTCCAGATGGCTAGAAGTGGACATCTGGACATCTGGATTCTGTGGCTCTTGGCTAATAATCCATTGCCAAGACTTCACCTGTCCTTTGTCATTGCGGATTTGTTGCTTCTTCAGAAATCCCGATTCCTTCAGTTCTTCCAATGCGTTCGTCACTCGCCTTCGGCCTTCTTGAAAATGGTCACGCAACTGGTCAACCCGAATCTGAAAGTCTGGTGGCTTGCTGATGAGGTACGCAAGCAGCCCTCTGGCAGTTAGTGAGAGGTTGTCATTCTGTAGAATGTGATTCCCGATTACCGTGTATGGAATATTATCGGGAACTCGCTTGATGACGGTCATTCAAACCTCTAGCGTTTCAAAAGGATTGAGGTATTTAATCGGAACAAACCAAGCTGGTGAACGAACGTCTGTCCTCCAGAACTGGTCCTGCTTGCCTTCGCTACCTTTGATCCAGCCGTGAATCTCGTAAACTGGCGAATTGCCTGTGACCAAGACGAAGTTGTCCTCACCGGAGTCAATCGGTCTGATGATGAGGTTCTTGTGGCTCAATGCCGTGCGTACCTGAAAGCCGCAAACGTCCGGTTTCTTGAAGGTGTCCACGCTGCCGTCCCAATAGCGGCCTAATGCCTTGGCAACCGCTAATTCACCACAAGCGCCTTCCAGATGATTGTGCCAATCGTAGCGTTTCTGATTCGTCGAATCCTGACGCTGATACTTGATATTCGCTAAATTTCGCAATCTTCCGATTTCGGTTGCCATTGCCAGCTCATGCCACGACAGCTTCACTTTCATCAGTCTCCGGTATCAACCCCAAACGGTCTTCGGTCTGGGTCATCAGTTGCGTCAATGCAGTGATTTCGTCTTTGCTCAGTTGCTTGTGATTGCTGGCTTCTCGCGCCATGCGTCGAGCGTTTTCGTAACCGTTGCGGTTCTTGGCTTCCTCAAACTGCGCCTTGCAACGTTCAAAAACCGGATTGGCCTTTGCCTCAATGAAAGGCTCATTATCTGGCGGATTCGGCTCAACGGTTGCTCCGTTTTCATCAAACTCTCCATCTAGGCCAGTGATGCCAAAGCACAAGCGGATGGCTTGCTTCATGGCTGCTTGTCTGAGCATCCGGTTGGGGTAGTTCTTCCAAGCTGGACTTCGATCATTAAAGCAATCACTTAGATATTCTGTCACCTCAGTTGGGTGTGTGCGGTCTTTGCGATAAATCCGAGCCGTGGCGGAAATGACTTTGCCTTTGTCATCTGCCTCTCTGCCGAATTCAATCCGCTCAAACTGCGGATGGTTGTTCATGATCTTGATGTAGCCATCAACGGAAATACTCGTTGTGATTCCGCCTTTGTTGTCTGGGAATGCCCAGATTTCCTTTGTTATTGGATTTAATTTGAACTGTTTTGCTACTGCTAAAAATGCCATTAAATGTTCAGGCTTGTTGCCCGAAGGCAAAACTGTTTTGAAAAGAACTTCTTCTAATTCTGCTGGGTTGACTTCGCATTGTTGAGCGACTGAAGTAATCAAATTGTTTTGTTTCATAATTTCCCATTAAGATTTTCAATTCTTCTATAGGTTGAAGCTTACTTTGTGGCACATTAAAGGTTTCTATTGTTGAGCCTTGAAGCCTATAATATTGTTCCTTTTTGCCAAGGATTCCTAATATCCAACCTGCTATTCTAAATTCGGTTAATTCATCATTTGCAATGACGAGAATAAATTTGCTTGTGTCTAAGTCACCTTTTCTTAATGTCAAATATCCGTTTCTATGCTTAGTTGCTCGAACTTCAATGTTTGAAGCCAAATCACCTTTTTCTAAAGGTGTATGTAGGTTACCATTGTAGAAAATACCCAGTGCTTTTGCAGCAGCCACCTCAGAGGCAACTCCTAGTCTTTGATTGGCAAACACCTTTTGTGTGTCAACATACTCATTATTTTTTTGTGAATATTGGCTACTTTTGGATGTTTTAATATGTGCAAAAAGTTCAACAGTCCGAAGATCGTTTGCGTCTAAAGTGATATTCATAAAATCCTTTGTGATAAATAATTAATTTAACTACTTCTGCGCTCATTACTCTTTCTCCTGCATGTAAAAAGTAAAAAAAGTATTAAGGTATTATCTTGAACTATAAGACCTAAATACATGGTGATTCGCGCCTTCCAGCCAGCTTGAGCTTGAGTTGAGAAAAGCTTTATCGCTTGCTTCGGTCACATGATTGGTTGCCAATTTTTTTAGGGAGGTTTGGCAACACCGAAAACCAGAAGGCTTAATCTGTTATAAAATCATCCTCATATTTAGAAGGCTGCGAGCCTTCCACCCAGACTGGGTTCAGGTATTGTGTGATTTGTCCACCTCTGCGGATGAACGCCAAAATTTCTTCTGGAAACATGGAATCAGCCGGAACTTCGGTTGAGGTGACTGAAGCGTCATTCCACTTCTCTTTGACTTCAATTTGCTTCTGCGCCTCAATCTCCAACTCTTCTCTTTTCTCAGCAGCCTTATTTCCAAAGTGGACTTTGCGGCATTCAGCAGAACAAAACTTTGCTCTCGACTTGCTCGTCACTGGCTTAAATTGCTTTGAACAAATCCAGCACTTTAGAAGTCGATTGTGGTCGAGCCTTGAGCGATTTCTCTTAAGGTGAACCAATCCGTTGCAGGTTGGTGAACAGTATTTTTGGCTTCCGGCTTTTGGTTGAAATTCCTTTTTGCAGACAAGACAATTCTTGGGTTTCAACGTCCCAGGCATTCGCTTAATCGTGCCTCGAACGTAAGCTCGCCTTTTGTCGTTGATATAACGGCATTCCTGACTACATAGAATGTTGCGCTCAGTCCTAGGCTGGAACACTTCGCCACACTCAACGCATGGTCTTGGCTCAACCGTTACCGTCTTTTTATAATGCTGGTTATAGCAACGAGTGCCGCAAAACCGCTGATCCTTGCGAGCGGGTAAAAACAGCTTGCTGCAACGTTCACAGGCGATCTTGACTTTCGGCTTTCTGACTTTGTTGCGGTATCTGGCAGCGTTTTGTTTCTTGAGCTCATAGCCACAACTGTGGCTACAAGTCTTGTGGCTGCTAGACTTTCTATTGAACCGCTTTGAGCAAATCACACACTGAGGCTTTGTATGCTTGGCCTTCAACTCGTCATAACAAATCTGTCCGCAAGTTCTTTCCTCGCCTTCGGTCAAAAACTTCAGGCCACAATTGACGCAGACCTTAATGGTCAAATTTCACTCCATGTCTGTTCATTATGTGGGTCATCCATTCGCTGAATCTTCTCTTCCTTCGATATGTCTAGCGGCTTCAAATCAAAACAGTTTCGCTCATGCTTCTGGTGGGTCAGCTTTCCGCAACGACTGCATTCGTATAACTGGCAGAAGGTGGGTTCGCGTTTTTCAGATTGCCGAACCAATCCCCAGAAATAAGCCTCTTTGCGCCTAGTTTCTTCTCTGAAGTCTTCGAGCGTTCGCATATCTTCGATTGATAAAGAAAAGACGAATGCGCCACCAAAGCTTGCGATACCAAGGCGCTGAATAGTGTGTAATGATTCTTGATTTGCTCTTAGATTCGGCTCGAAAGAACAAGGCTTGTACGGTAGGTACTGTGGTCATCTTCAACTCCATGTTGTGGTGGGGAAACGTTGCTCAAGCTGCTAGGAAAGACCCCTCTGACCTATGACTAAAACAACGTTTGTTTTCCCCATAAGACTGTTCAATGAGGCAGAGCCGTTCCAGCCGCTTCTCCCAAAGCGTCAACTCGGTCAATGAGTTGAAAACTCTGCCTCAGTCAACTGTCTGTGAGTGTTCTCCATGCGAGTTCCACCACTGCTGGAACTTGTCCGTTTCCAATTGCTTTGAGTCGGTCCACCCGATGGGCCACCCCATGAGCCACTCGGTCCAATCTGGGTTCAGATGTCCAGTAGGTTGATCTTCCTCCTTCACTTGAGCGCAAAGATATTGTTTCTCTGTCATATAATGATGGCTCTTGCTGCCCACTGGTCCGCAACTCTTGAAGTCGCTCGTTCTTGGTGTTGCCCAAGTCTTGCGCTCTTCGATCAGAACCGCATTCGCTAGCGTCAGACCGAATCCGTTGCCGTTGATGCCTTGGCTCTTGATTCTCTCTCTGCGTTCCAGCAGCTTGTCCAGATCCGTCTGTTCGTAGTTGTTCGCTGATGGTGTGGGCCAGATTCTCACCAATTCGCTCAAGCCTTGTTGTTTCGAGTTTGGACCTCTGTTTTTGTGGTCTGAGCTTAGTGGCGTGGGCCAACACCCAGATTCTATCTCGTTTATGAGGTGCTCCGGTGTGGTGCGCTCCGACAATTCCCCATTTCGCATCAAACCCCAGCGTGGCAAGGTCAGCGAGGACTCTTCCAAGACCTCTTGAAACAAGCATTGGTGAGTTCTCCACGAAGACAAATCTTGGTCGTACTTCACCGATAATTCGCGCCATTTCACTCCAGAGTCCCGAACGTTCTCCGGTGATGCCTGCTCCTCTTCCGGCTGCTGAAATGTCTTGGCAAGGAAAACCTCCCGAAATGACGTCAACAACGCCTCTCCACGGTCTGCCGTCAAAGGTTGTAACGTCATCCCAAATCGGGAAAGGCGCGAGAATTCCTTCGTCTTGTCTCCGACATAATACACTGGCGCAGTAGCTGTTGATTTCGACTGCACAGACGGTTTGCCATCCAAGCAGTTTTCCCCCAAGGATTCCGCCACCAGCGCCTGCGAAAAGAGCCAACTCACGCACTGACCTTCATTGCCTTGTCTGCCGTTCTTCTTAATCTCGCCAACTCAACCGCTCGCTCTGTCTGAACCGCTTTGATTGCGGTGTCAGCATTGATTCGCTTTGCCAGAATGTCTTGATTGACCAAGACTTCGGTCAGCAGGTTGCGAATGCTGGCTAGTTCTTCGCGTAGTTCTTCGTCAATCATTCTGCAACTTCTGCAAAATTTTTTTGTCCCAGAGAATTGCGCCTTTGGGAACAAACTGTTTTGAAAAATCTGCAAACTTCTTCTTTCTGTGCCAAGTCCGCAACTGGTCAACAGAAATGCCTGAAAGCTTGGACAATTCTAGTGTTGTAAGTAGTTCCATTCTGTGCTGTAATACCGTTTACAGTTTACCGTTCAGCGTTGTTTCTTCAAATATTGCAGAAATTTGAAAATTAAATCAACGCTTTTTTTGAACTTTTTGCGTGGTTTTTTATGGAAGGTCAGCAAGTCATTGAAATTTTAAAGAAAAAACTTCAAATCAATGCTGATTACAAGTTAGGTGAGAAGCTTAATTTGGACAAAAGCGAGGTCAGTCGAGTTCGCAGAGGTCATCCAGCAAAAAAAATATTGCAGAAAGTTGAGGAAATTTTTGGCTTAGACTTTTATGAAGAGATAAAGGCAGAAATGGACAGAACAGATTTAACGACCAACTTGAATCCTGAACTGCAACTTCTGAAGGAAAAAGAGCGAACGATAAATATCCAGCAAAGCTACATAGAGCGATTAGAGAAAACGATTGAGAGGCTTGAGGAAGACAAAAAAAAATACCAGCCGACAATTGCACCAGAATGGGTCAATCAGCCGGACAATTGGGCAATCAGCCAAATCTGATGGTTGAAGACAAGTAAAATCCTAGCCTGCTCTTCTTTTGTTCATTGTGTTACAAAAAAGCTACCCCCCCCCCAATTTATTCACACATATATTCACATAAC